GTTGGATGATTTGTTGGATTTAATAAAGGTGATTTTGGTTCAAACTCAGATCGATGCACCCATGAACCTGTCCATTCCTGTACCATCTGATTATAAGGATAAGCAAAACCATCACGATCTGAAATTCGTAAGGCAAATTTTCCTGAAGAATATCTTCCCATTAATAAGTTCCTCCTGTTATACCAATGTAAGGAACAAAATGAGAGCTTACATTTTCTCTATTTGTATCAGCAGCTCTTTTAAATTCTTCTTCATATACTTGTTTTAAAATTCCAATTCTATCAGGTGCATATTTCATAGATATGTAATAAGCTAGCCCTGCTGTTAAACAAGGTAAAAAAGAAAAAGGTATTTCATTATTATTTGTATAATCACCAGAGTCTTTCATTCTAAGCATTGCATAATAAACTACTGTGTAAGCAGCATCGGCTGCAGGATATAAATATAATTTAGGATTAATTGTTTTTTCAAAATAATATTGCGATGGTCTACCACCAGATGTTTTAACTGTATAATTTAAATATGTTGATCTACTTATAGGTGAACAAGAATACTCATTATTATTAGAGTCTCTAATAACTAGATCTGTTATTTCTACAATTTGAGAAGCATCACTTGTGGCATTACCAAACAAAGCTGTACCACTTAATTCAATAGTATTAGCAGCAAGAGCTGCTGTTTGTTTTTGTATTGTCCAGAGGTTAAGCCCTCTATTAGACCATTCAGCTAAAAGAAGATTTAAAGAACGACGTGCGGTTTTAAGCTGGTACCCAGTACGATCTTGTAAACCGCATCGTTCAAAAGCCTCTTCAACTATTTCATCAATAGAAAA